GCGCCTAGGAGCCTGTCAAAGAAGGTCGGTCCGTCCGGGCGGTTTAAGAGGATCTGGTGATGGCGATGGGTGCGGCCCGGACGGGCGATCAGACCAGGCAGGTTCAGATGGTTTCGCTGGACGAGTTGGTGGCGGCCGATGATGTCTATCGGCGCGTGGAGCGGCTGATCTCGTGGGAGGCGGTGCGTGCGGCGGCAGGCCCGTTCTATGCGGGGGATGGGCGCCCGTCGGTGTGTCGGGCGGTGGTGATGAAGCTGTTCCTGGCGGCGGCGATCGAGGGGGTCGGCTCGATGCGCGAGACGCTGCGTGTCGCCGGGCGCGACCTGGCGATCCGGCGCTTTTTGGGTTACGGGTTGGCCGAGCGGTTGCCGTCGCACGCGACGGTCAGCTACGCGCAGTGCGTGCGCTTCGCGAACAGCTCGATCTTCGAGCAGCTGTTCACGCAGGTGCTGGCGCGCTGCCGCGACGCCGGCCTGCTCGACGGCCGGCGGCTGGTCGTCGACGCGACGCACGTGGAGGCCAACGCCGCGCTCAAGAGCTTGCGCGCCGAACTCTCGGTCGTTGCCGGCGAGGGCGATGGCAGCGCAGCGAGGGTGTTGCGCGAACGCCGGGCGATCCGCGACCGGCGTTGGCGTTGGCTGAGCCGCGGTCGGGGCCGACGCCGCGGCGGCGGGCGTCGAACGCGACCGCCGTGTCAGTGAGCGATCCGGACGCCAAGCTGCGCCACAAGCCCGGGCAGCGTCCGCATCTGGTGCACCGCGCGCAGGTGGCGACCGATCCGAAGGCGCGCGTGATCGTCGCCGTCCAAGCCGAGCCGGCGACCGGGCACGAGGGCTCCGCGCTGGAGGCCCTGGCCGGGCGGGCGCGCTGGGCCGGTCACACGGTCTCAGAAGTGGCGGCCGACTCCGGCTACGCCTCGGCGGCCGTCTACGACCAACTCGCCGACGACGGCATCGAGGCGTTCATCCCGCCGCAGCGCAACATGCTCGCCTCCGCACACGGCCAAGCCGCACGGGCGCGCTGCAAGGCGCCGCCAGGAGTGAGCGCGGCGATCGACCGCATGACCCACGGCGAGGGCGCGATCAACGAGCTCAAGAACTGCCACGCGCTCGACCGCGCCCGATCACGCGGCACCGCCAAGCTGCAGATCCAACTGCTGCTCGCCGCGACCGCGATCAACCTCAAACGCCTGATCAGCCGCCCACCGGCCGCCTCCCAAGGCGCGACAGGCGACTCACACAGCACCGCCAGCCCGGCCAACGGCCGCCGCGGCGCGGCCCGCACGGCGATCCGCGCCCACGTCCACATCATCCTCACCTGCCTGAACCGGCTCCGCCGCCTCGACCCACCCGGTTCTTTGACGGGCTCCTAGAGGCGGACGACGAGGACGACGCGCTTCGCCGTGTTGCCGCGGTGCTTGGCCGCGAACTCGAAGATCCGATCGTCGCGCCGACTAAGCCGCACGTCGCCGACTAGCTTCGAGCCGGGCGTGACAGCCGGCGCACAACGTGATCAGGTTCGCCGGATGGTCTGCGCCGCCTTCTGCGCGTGGGATGACGTGATGCGCCGCGAGGAAGTATGTCGAGCCGCAGTCTCGGCAGGTTCCGTCGCGTGCGACGACGAATCGTGAGAGTTGCCGCCATTCGGTGCGTTGGTAGGGGCTTGCGCGCCGGCACGTTGGGCATTTCGACCCGGTCGTGACGCGTCCGCAGACGAGGCAGGGTTTCAGAGCCATCCGAGGAGCGTGACGGGTTCGGGTTTCTGTTCGGCGCGTTCGACGGCCATCGCGAGCGCGATCACGGCGTCGATGTTCGAGCGCGGGTTCGGCTTGTCGATCCTCCAGCCCCTACGGCTATGCCGGGCCACCGCGTCTGAGGCGTGGCGTGCGAGCTCGGGGTGTTCGGGCAGGGTGAGGCGTTGCTCGACGATCGCGGCGTGCAGCCGCGCTGAGGCGGGGATCATGCGGGCGTCGTGTTGCGGGAACGAGACGACGAGGAGACCTTCGCGTTCGAGTTCCTGGGCGGCTTGTCCGAACCGCCAGGGGTCGTAGACCAGTTCGCGGATGTTGTAGGTGCCGGCGAGTGCGCGGACGTGGTCGACGGCCTCGAGGACGCCGGGGTCCCCGTGGTAGATCCCGACGCCGACATGGAGTTGTTCGTTGACGTAGACGACGGCGGTGGCTGAGCGTTCGCCGCCGACGTCGACGCCGATCCAGACGTCCTCACCTTCGACGAACTCGGGCGTGCCGACGCATGCCGCCCAGGATCCCGGTGGCAACCATGATCCTTCGCCGCTGCCCCACCTACAGGCGTGGAACTGTGCGAACGCGCCGTCTTGGATCGCGGCGCGCTGACGCTGGAGATCCGGGATGGTGATCCACGGCGCCGGGTTCGCCTTCTTGACTGCCCAGAGGTTGTCGAGGTCGACGTCGTCGGGGACTGACCATTCCAGCCAGTGCAGGTCGCCTTTGGCTTCGACGATCGCGCCGGTGCGTTTCGCGGTCGGCTGAGCGAGCGCTCGGGCGCGGAGCCGGCCTAGCGGCGTGTCGAGCTGCGCCGCGGCCGTGCTGATCCCGAGGAACTTGCTGTCGCGGCGCTTGATCAGACCGGTCTGCATCGCCTCCAGGAGTTCGCCGCCGGCGGGCCAGGCCCATATCTCGTCGCCGATGTAGAGGGTGCTGGAGAGGCCGTGCACCCGGGGACCGTCTGAGGGCACGACGCGGAGCAGTCCGCCGCCGTCGTCGTGACGCAGCTCAAGGTGGCGGACGGTGAGGACGTCCTCGAGTGCCGGGTGCTGCGCGAAGCCACGCATCCGCTCGAAACAGATCCGGGCCTGATCCCTGGACGCGGCGCCGATCGTGACCATCGCTCCGGGGACGGAGCAGAGGTGGCTCACACCGATCTTCGCCGCGAGCGAGGTCTTGGCGTTTCCGCGAGGCAGGATCGCGCAGATTTCGCGCGCCGGCCCGAAGTACGCCCTCGCGATCCGCTTCTCGTGGGGGTGTAGCGGTTCCCCGATCAGCTCGCAGAACTCGATCAGTCCGTGCAGACCGGGGCGGAAGGTGACCATCGCTGGCGTCAAGTGAACGGTCACGTTCACTTGATGATACCCTACAGGGGTAATGGGATTCAGGCTGACGCGCGCAGGTGGATGGGCGAACCTCGCCGAGGACCGTGCCCTCACCGCGCCGACCGTGCAGCCCGGGCTGCTGCCCTACAGCAGCCAGTCGGCGCCGCTGGAGGTGAGCACAACCAACGTCCTTCGCGTCAGCGACGCTTACGCGTGTGTCCGGCTGTTGGCGGACTCGATCAGCTCTCTCCCGCTTCACGCTTATAGACGCACCGCGAATGGGCGCGTTCCGGCCGGCGACAGCGCGCGGATCGTTCAACTGCTGCAGCGGCCTTCCCCGGGCTCAACCGGCGTCGACCTGATCAGCCAGATCGTCACGCACCTAAACATCTTCGGGGAGTGCTTCCTGGCGAAATACCGCTCCGACAGCGAGATCGTGCAACTCGGCCTGATCACCCCGGACTCGGTTGACGTCGAGCTGCGCGGCCAGACCGTCGTCTACACCCTCTCCACGTTGAAGGGGCAGGTCGAGGTCGGCCCGTCAGACGTCCTGCACATCAAGGGGCTGAGCGTCGACGGGCTGCGCGGCCTATCACCGGTCGCGCAGTGCCGGACCGCGCTGGGTCTCGCGTCAGGTCTACAGCGCAGCGCCAAGGTGTTCACGGAGCAAGGCAGCAAGCCGTCCGGGGTTCTGTCAGCGCCGAACGGCAACGCCGAAGCGCTCGAACGGATCGCGACCGCCTGGGCGACCAAGCACGGCGGCGTCGACAACATGCATCGCGTCGCGGTCGTATCAGGTGACATCACCTTCACCCCAATCGGGTTCTCCCAAGACGACCAGCAGTTCCTCGGTCAAAGAGAGCTCAGTACCCGAGAAGTGGCGCGCTGCTTCAGAGTTCCCGCCTGGGCCATCGAGGGAGACTCCGGCTCCAGCCTCACATACGCGAATGTGACCGAGCAAGCGCGCTCTCTCGTAGTCCACAGCTTGCGTCCCTGGCTGGTGCGGATCGAGAAGGCGATCAGCGGCGACACCGACCTGTGTCCCGGCGGCACGTTCGTGGAGTTCTTGCTCGACGGTCTGTTGCGCGGAGATAACAAGGTCCGCGCTGAGCAGTACACGCTCGCGCTGGGCGACGGCTCGCACCCGGGCTGGATGACGCGCACGGAGGTGCGCGAGCTCGAGAACCTGCCCCCTGAAACCGAGGTGTCACAGTGAATCGCCCGAAGCCCGGAGCCGTCGAGGAACGCACCGCGCCGATCGAGGAGGCGTCCGCGCCCACCGTCGACGGGCGCAAGCTGCCTGGCCTAATCCCCTACGGCGTCGAGTCGCGCGACATGGGCGGTTGGACCGAAATCATCGATCCCGGCGCGCTCAACGGAGCGAACCTCGAAGACCTGATCGCCACGCGCGAGCACGACCGCTCCAAGCTGCTCGGACGGCATCCGACGACGCTTACGACCGAGGACCGCGCGGACGGCCTTGCGCGGGCGGTCGAGTTGCCCTCCTCACCCGTCGGTGATGACGTCCGAGTCGCCGTCGAGCGCGGCGACCTGCGCGCCTCGTCGTGGCGTCAGGTCGTAGCGCGCGACTACTGGAAAGGCGACGTCCGTCACGTAGCCGAAATCTCTCACCTGCTCGACGTGACGGTGACCGCCGCACCCGCGTACGCCGCCGCGGCGGCAGAACTCAGAAGTCAACCCGACCCGGCCAATGGCCAGGAGGACACCATGGCCACCGAGGCCGATAAGAGCACCGAGACGGCCACGGCCGTCGACGCGAACACCGAGGACCGCGCCGCGCCGACCACGGGTGGCCTGCAGGTCGAGGATCGAGTCTCTGTCACCAACGAGCGCCCGCGCGGGCTCGCCGACGAATTCAGGGCGGCCGGGTTTCCGTCCGAGGTTGCGACGATCCCGTGGCAGGCGTTCGAGGACAGGGCCATCGTATGGAGCGGCTCGGTCGACAAGATCAACGTGGCGCAGGCCACCGCCGGCGCGCTCGGCGCCGACCAGCGGTACGCGTGGCCGGCGTTCCAGCGCGTCAATGTCGACGCCGGCGCCACCAGCGTGGACGTCTTCACGCAGACCGCCAGGACGCTCCCGACCGCCGCGAACGTCGTGAGAGCGATCGACGCGGTCACCGCGAAGCCCGAGGTGGCATCGACGCTCACCATCGTCACCACGGCGCTGAAACAGGTCGCCGCGATCTACACGAACGTGCCGAACATCCAGCTCGAGCAACCCGCGTTCAATACGGTGATCGAGCAGGATCTCCGGCTCAGCATCAACGAGGGTTTGGACAAGCTGATCCTGGACTACATCGCCACGGGTGGGTTCCAGGCGCCGGGCACCGACCCGCTGCTCGTGTCGATCCGCAAGGCCATGACGTCGATCATGTCCAACGGCTACGCCCCTGACACGCTGATCTTGACGCCGGCGAACGCCGAGGCGCTCGACGTCCTCGTGTCGGGTATCTCTGGCGGGGTGAACGACTATGTGTTCGCGCCGGCCAGCTTCGCGCCGGGCCAGATCTTCGGCCTGAACCGGAGGGTGTCCAAGACGATCCCGGCCGCGGCCGTCGTCGATAGCTCGGCCCTCGGGCGGCTTTACACCAGCCCGGTCACGCTCGCCCGGTTTGAGGCCGACGCGGGCACCACGAACCGGGGCAATGTCCGCATGGAGCTCAACGCCGTTTTCGGCGGAGAGCGTACCGGCGCGGCGGTCCGGATCGCGGCGGCCTAGTCATGCCCGCGAAGAAGAAGCCGAGCGCAGCCTCCTCGGTCGAAGAGGAGGTCAAGCCGAAACGCAAGGCCAAGGCGAAAGCGGACTCCAAGCGGCCAGCCGTGTCGCTGAGCCGGCTGCGCGCTAACCCGCGTCGCGGAGGGCGCGGGCGTTAGTCGCCGCCGAATCTGCTTAGATCTAACTGCCGGATTCGTCTCCCGGCGTCCCTCAACCACACTGCCTCCAATCATTGTGGTTCACATGAAACGGCCGCCCTCCCGGCGGCCGTTTCTGTTTTTGTTCCTTGTTTTGACTGACTTGTGGTGTAACCTCACGGTGAAAGGTCGACGGCTTAGACCCCGATCGGCAACATGAACCAACCGGAGGCAGTCACATGCAGCACCCCGAACCGCACGAGCGGGCTCCCGGACGGGAGCCCCTCACCAAGTCCTCCGACGCTCCCCAGCGGGTTGCAGCGGCTGAGGGGCAGACGCCGTTCCTCGACGATCTCAACCGCCAGGTCAAGGAAGCGCACGAGGCTGGCAAGTTCACCGCCGTGTTCGCACTCGCGCAGGCGCGACGCGACGAGTTGCAGCGCGAGTTCGCGGCGTTGACGGCAGGCCATGAAGTCCGCTGGATGACCAACGCTGAACTCGAGGAGCTGCGGCGGCAGTGGACGCCGGAGAAGGCGCAGCTCAACGAACAGATACGCGAGCTGCGGTGGAAGATCCGCCAAGGGCAGGCCGTCGAGGACGACTCCCGGGAGTTCGCCGCGAACGAGGCGCACGGCTGGACCGTGCGGGCCGACGGGTCGTATGCGAAGACCCTGGATGACGGCACGATCATCGGCGCCGGCAGGACGACGGTCATTCAGCACGAGGCACGCCGGCGCGTCACCCGGACAGTCACGCGCCCGGCTCAGCGCCGGAACGGTGAGCGTCGACCGCGTATAGCGCGCCGTACTGCAAGCTCGTCGCGGACGGCTAGCAGCGATCCCGGGTCGTCGGCCGATCCCGAGCCAGCACAACCGTCCGGCGACGGGCTGCGCCACATCCGCAACCCGCTCGCCGCTGAGCTGGCGCGCATCGCTGAGCGGCTCCGGGCGAAGGGCGGTGTGGGATGACCGCCGCGCTCGCGCTCGACCAGGCGCGCGACGAGTTCGACCGTGCGCGCTGCTACCCCGTCGACCTCAACGGCGAGGGCCCCGGCTTCCAGGCGCTCTGCCCGGTCTGCCCGAAGACGCTGCGCGCGTACCTCGACGAGGACGACCGCGTCCAGTTCGAGTGCCCGTCCGGGTGCTCGTTCAGCCGGATCGCTGACGAGCTGTACTTCCGCTCGAAGGCGCCCGAGGGCTTCGCTGAGCCGGTCGGCTCGATCGAAGCCGTGGGCCATGCCAGCGTCGTCGAGAGCGGTGCGGCGCGAGTGCCGGACCGCTACGCAGGCCGGCGCGTGGATCTTCACGCGCTGCTCGCCCAGCCGCCCAGGCCGACGCCGTGGCGCGTCCGCGACGTCGTCGCGGACGGGACGCTGACGATCATCAGCGGCGAGAGCGGCTCCGGGAAGTCATGGCTGGCGCAGGCGCTCTGCACCGGTGTCGCACGCGGCCAAGCCATCGCCGGGCTGCTGTGCACCAAGGGACCCGCGCTGTACGTCGACGCTGAGATGGGACCGCAGATGTTCGTGGACCAGCGGCTCCGGCCGACCGGCGTCGCGAGCCCGGAGTTCGACTACATCGACGCGATGGGCCTCGACGTGTCCAAGCCCGGCGATCTCGCATGGCTGCAAGGGGAGATTGAGGCGACGGCCGCGAAGTTCGTGGTGATCGACTCGTTCCGCCGGCTCGTCCCCTCCAAAGCCGAGAACGACAGCGACGACATGGCCCCAGCCGTCGCTGCGCTGGCGAAGCTCGCGCGCGACACGGACGCGGCGGTCATGGTGATCCACCACAAGGGCGACAGCGAGAAGTTCTTCCGCGGGAGCTCGGCGATCAAGGACCAGTGCGACGCGCTGTTCGCGTTACTGCGCGACCCCGACGACGAGAACGCGCCACGGCGGCTCCGGTGCCGCGGCAAGGGGAAGATGCGCTACGCGCCCGAGCCCGCGGACGTGTACCTCGACATCAGCCCGGAGACAGGCGGTGTCGACGGCTCCGACCCGCCCGAGTCCGCCGGGCCCGTGGTCTCGGCCCGGGAGGCGACGGCGACGGCGATCAAGGCGGCGCTGCCGGCGAAGACCAAGACGGAGATCGCCGACAAGGTCGGTCGCGCGCTCAACGACAACTCGTTCCGTGGCGCGTGGAGCGACCTCGAGGACGCGGGCGAGATCACCAAGGTCTCGGGCCACTGGGAACTAGGTAGTCGTCATCAGACCCTAGGGGCCGGCATGACTACATACTCGGACGGCGGGGTGGCGTGATGCGCAAGCTGCCCAAGCGCCGGCAGGAGGAACGCTGCACCAACGGCCCCAAGATCCGGTTCCGCAGCCAGGCGAAGGCACGGCAGGCGGCGCAGGCGCACCGCCACAACCACGGGCAGCGGCTGTTCACCTACGAGTGCCCGAACTGCCGCGGCTGGCACATCACGAGCCAGCCGCCGAAGGACGGGAA